AGGGCTAACGGCTATGACCGGCAAGCTATCTCTATGTCCAAAACTAGAAGCCGCTGCCTTGGCAATGGCGAACCCGAATTGTTCAATTTGCTTCTCGCTCGAAACGTCGCTGTTGAAGCTCAGACTCCCCTTTACGGGTATAATCTCGACATGTCTGTCGGTAACGTCGCCGTGGAAGTCTGGTGGGGACGTAGCTACCCTTTCAGAAATGAACACCTTGTTAGACGAACTGTAAACATCGCCAATCTTGGTTGGAGCACGATTTTTGTTTGGTGTTCCAATATCATTCCTACCGAAATGGCAGCCGACGCAATAATCTCCTTCCTTCAAATCGCCAATTGCAACCCAAACCCCATCGGAGCGCAATACAGGGTGATTCGGAGTAGCGGAGAGATTGTTTCCTCCGGCAAAGCCGATAGTGACCATATCGCCATCGTGCCGCCGCCGAGATACTGACCTTAAAGCTGGATAATCAACGAGCGTGCTTTCAGGGAAACAATTTATATTCTCCTCCGGCCCCCGCGCCGGGTCGCCCGGGTACGCCTGCCCGTTGCTGAACACGAACCCGAGCGGCTGCTCGCCCTGCTCTTGGTTCTTCGCGTGCGTGTGGCGCTTGGTCGGCCTGTCGAGCTGTGACCACTTGACCGTCGCGAACCCGGCCAGGTCCAGCACCCGCAGCGCCGAAGCCCCGTAGGTCGCCGTCGCCTCGGTGTCCGCGATGCGCTCCCACCTCGCCCCCTCCAGCTCCCGCGCTTTCTTCGCCAGCCGCTTTGAAATCTCGCTCTCGACCACCGCGCCCCGCGCCACCTGCTCACGCTCGACAGCAACCTTCTCGGCTTCGAGCTCGGCCACGGCGTCCTCGGCTGCCGGCTTCAGCAGCTCCGTCCGGCTCTGCGCGTGACCGTCCGCTTCGTTCTCCGTCGAGTAGTAGCCCCTGCCCTCTGCGACGCCTTCCGATTCCCCCAGCGTAGCGTGCGACGCAACGTAGGCCGCCGCCGCCCCGAGCGCCATGAAAGCCAGCATTCCGCCCACCACCTTCGCCTTCCCGTCCGGGTGCGCCGTCTGGCCGTCCGCCACGGCGTGCGCCGCCAGCCCTAGGGCCATCAAGGCGGCCCGTTTGTGCTCGGCTTGGGCTTTCGCCCGCGCTTCCGAGTGCGCCGCCCCGGAAGCCTCCTGGGACGCTTCCTCGACGTCCTTGGCGTAGCGCCCGAGGTTGCGCTGCCCGAGCTGCCCGCGCTTCACCCAAGCCGCCCCGCTGTGCTCCTCGCTCAGCTTGACCCGCTGCGGGTCCGCCTTCGCCTTGTAGAGCAGCATCCGCCCGCCGTGCGGCTTCGGGATAGCCTGCTCGCGGTATAGCTTGACCTCGCTCGATTCCAGCCGGATCCCGGTCTCCTCGTAGACCTCCCGGATGAGCCCCTGCACCGGGTCTTCCCCCTGCTGGACGTGGCCGCCCGGCAGGTCGTCCCACTGGCTGCCCGAGTCCTTGAGGATTAGCACCCGCCCCTTGTCGTCCTGCAAGATTACCTTGACGACGGTCTTGGTGTCCTCGGCGGCTTGGATGGCGTCCTGCGTGTAGAGTTGGCCGTTGCGCGCAGCCAGTTTGATTTCTTGGGAATCAAGGCTAACGCCACCAACTCCTGTATATTTCGCTCCTTGATTTCGGTTTAAAAAGTGACCGCTTTCAGTCTCGAATCCCTCATGCTGAATATCCCGAGTCATTGAGTCTGACGGTTCTTCCGCCCATTGCATCACAGCGTGGATGTGAGTTAGCCCTCTGTAGCGCTTGCCATTGATAATCATCACCGCGTGCTTGATCTTCCCGCTCGGCTCGCCCACCGGGTCGTTCAGCAGGTCCTTCGCGTGCTCGCTCCACTGGTTGCCCCAGAACTTGTGCCCAGCAGCGTAAGCCCCGCTCGCCGCCCGCACCGCTTCCACGCGCCGCGCCAGCCGCTCCGCACGGACGGCGGAGAGGAGCTCGCCGCCCGCAACGGCGCAAGCCCGGACGGGTGTCCGGGTCTTCGCCAGCCGCGTAGGTTGTAAATTTGCCGTCGTCACTGCGTCAGCATGTTCTGCGAAAGATTCGACACGACGACGCCGTCCGCCGTGATGCCCGCATCGTACTCGCTGTCATCCCCGAGGTTATCACCCCATCGGACTCCGCTCACCGCCGGGTTGCTGTCGCTCACCGCCGTCTGGTAGTCCGCCCCTGCCGGGTCCGTCGGCTCGGTGAATCTCGCCCCGCTCCGCACCCCCTTGACCCAGTCGCACGCCTCCTTGTAGAGCGTCCCGATAGGCGAGAACATGCCCCCGTCCGCCATCAGCACCGAAAGCAGGCTCGGAACGGGCAGGCAGAGCCGCCACGCCGCCACCGCCAGCGCGTACTGGAACGCCTCTGGCGGCACGCTGCCAGCCGTCATGCTGACCGGGTAGCGACCGGCGGTCTCGATCGCGCCGCGTATCTCCTGGACCGCGTGCTCGACCGCCTTCTTCGCCCGCGTGTCCAGCGTCTCGTCGATGCTGTTCTTGCCGGCGGTCCCGCCCAGCGAGTCCTCGTTGACCCGCTCGACGGAAGCGCGGGAGACGACCTGCCACAGGTCGCCCCCCGCCGGAACTAGCCATGTCTGCGACATAGAGTCCCTCTTACTTCACCACGTATTTAATCGTGAAGTTCGTCAGCGGCGCGAGCGGCAGCACCGAGTCGAGGTAGATGTAGGGCCGACCCAGGACGCTGAAGTTCGTCGTGTAGGTCGCGTACCCCGTGTCGGTCGTGCTCCCGGCCACCGTCCAGTTCATCCACGTCTGCACCATCCGGTTCGTCGAGCCCACCGCGTTCGGCTCAGCCGCGCAGCTGAACACCATCGCCGTGTTCGTCGCCGGGATGCTGGTCGTGGTGTATTGGAAGCGCACCTGGAGGAACAGCTCCTTGCCGCCCGTGCAGTCGATCACCTTGTTCGGGGTCGAAGTCACGTTGTAGGCCACCTTCGCGTTCGTCACGCCCTCAGTAACCGTGCCCGCCGCCGTGCTCCAGAGCACCGCCGGACGGCCCAACTGCGCCGAAGCGCTGATCGTAAACGCCGCCACGAGGACGGCCACCGCTGCAATCATCTTAATCGTTTTCATCTGTTTCGTATTCCTGTTTTCGTTCTGCTGTTATTGGTTGAAAAGCGCCGACCGGGGCGAGCCTTCCCGCCCCGGCTGGCATTGCAATTAGACCGCGTAGATCGGGATGCCGACGCGGGGGTCGCCCTGCGCTTGGCCCCACATGACGCACACGCGCTGCGAGATGCTCATCTTGCCGTTGTCGGCGTAGCTGAACACCATCACCGTCAGCCCGCTGTCCGGCTCGGTCACGAGGCGGATGCTCGCCGTAGTCGGGATGCCCAGCTGCGTCAGGGTCGTGGTCCAGTCCTGCGGCGGACGGCTCACGAACATGTGCGAGGAGGCGTTGCCCGCGAACCCGACGATCTTGGTTGCGCCCAAGTTGGTGTCGTCGGTCCAGGTGGTCAGAGCGCCCGCGACCGTCGCCGAGGCGAGCTGGCTTTCCAGCGGCTTGACGCCGAACAGGGTCGGCACTTCGCCCGACTCGAAGCTGGACGAGTCCTTGTTGATCAGGGCGAGGATCGCCTTGGCCGACAGGAGGTTCGAGTCTTCGAGCAGCTTGTCGTGGTAGTAGCTGTGCAGGAGCGCGAACCGGCCCACGTCCGGAATCTTGCTGATGCTCATCGCGTTCTTGATGCCGATCATCCCGCTCAGGTTCCAGTTCGCGAGCGTCTTGGTGTAGCTCGTGATGATGCCGGACCAGGTGGCCGCGAAGATACCCGCGAGCACGTCCTTGTTGATCGCTTCCGCGAGGCTGTAGGTCTGCGCCCCGTACTGCTCCGCGAACAGGTTGCGGATCGTGCCGGAGAGCAGGCTCACCGGGAACTCGATTTCCGTCGCCTTGAACATGTTCAGGGTGACGCTCTTGTCCGTGGTGGACGGGACGCTCTTGGTCACCGTGCCGCTCGCCTGGGTCGTGCCGCCGCTCTGGGTCGTGCCGACGCCCGCCGTGCTGATCGCGGTCGCGTCACTGGTGAACCCGAGGCCGGGCACCCAGGTCAGCACTCCGGGCGGAGTGATGTAGCGGGTCAGTATCGCTTGGCCGAACTTCGCCGGCTCGCCGGACAGGTCGGTCGTGAGCTTGCCCAGCCACGGCAGCTTGTACTTCAGGTAGCCGAGGTTACGCATCAGGATCAGGTCGCCCGCGAGCGAGCCGACCTGGCTGTTCGGGTCGCTGAACGTCGCGGCGCGGACCGTCTGCGGGTCGAACCGGGTCGCCCCGGCGACCATGTCGGTCAGCAGAGCGTCGCTCGCCTTGAGGTGGTTCTGCGCCAGGATGACGGAAGCCTCCTTGGACTGCTTGGCGGCTTCGGCCCACTGGTTGGTCTTGCACAGGCTGTCCTGGTGCTCCATCGCCTGGACGTAGCCCTTGGTCGCGTCCTTGATGGACTCGCGCACGATCCGCACGCCGCTCGTGCCGGTGTCGTTGACGTAGCCGGTCACCCGGTTGGTCGCCTGCACGCTGGACGGCAGGTTGTCGATCATCGCGATGACGAACTCGGCGTCCGCGCCCTTCTCGATCTGCTGCGTGGCGGTGACGGTCATCGTCTCCGCGCTGTTGGCCGCGTCGCCCTTCGGGACGAGCGCCCCGCGTTCCACCGCCTTGTTGACGGCGCTGACGACCAAGCCCTTGAAGGCGGCCTGACGGCTCGCGGTCACGGCTTTTTCGCGTTCGTTCGCGGCGTGCTCGCCCGCGCTGATGTATCCGACGCCCGCCGCTTCCAGAGCGCCGAGCTGCTCGCCGTTGAGGTCGAGACTTGCACCCACCTTAAACTTTGAATCGACGGGCACGCCTGTAATTACGATCTTCATCTTGTTCCTTTGTTGTTTGTTGACTGTTCCCCCGTAGCCGCCTCCTCAGCGGTTTGCGCCCGCACGGGCGTAAATCTGTTCTAAAATCTCCTCAGCCGTGGCGGCTTGCTTCTCCGCTTTGATCGGCTCTGGAGCGACCTGCTTGTAAACGTCCTCCGCCGTCAGCTTGGCCGCCCCCTGCGACGCCGCGATGCGGTTCGCCTCGGCGACCGCCGCCTCGTAGGCCGCCGCGATGCTGTCCGCCGTCGGCGGCTCGCTCGCGCTCAGCTTGGCGACCCGCGCCGCCCGCAGCTCCTGCACCGCCTGCGCGTGGCCGCTCCCCTTGTCCATGGCAGCCTCGTAGGCCGCCGTCTCCGCCTCCGTGGCGTCCGGAACGTCCTGAACCAGCTGCGCCGCGCAGTGCGCCGTTACGGCGGCGGAAGCGGTGGCGTCGGTGGCTTTGTTGCTTTCTTTCGCACGTTTTGCGAAATCAATATGACGATCAAGTTCCGTGTTGTGATGCACCGCAATCCGCTCATGCTCTCTTGCTCCGCTTGAGTCGCCGGCTTTGTGTTTTTCCAGCGCGGCAGTCTCGTGGGCTTTCTTCATCTCAAAATGCGCCTTGCCCGCCTCAATGTGATCGTCGTGATGATTCGTGATGGCTGCTTGTGCTGACATCATGTAAGCGCGTTCGCTTTGTCCGAAAATCGAACCAGCCTTCAGTCCCATGCCGGGGGTTTCATTCCTGCGTTGATCCCACGATTTCCTGACCCCCTCGCTCGTGCCCGCCGCCGTCACCGCGTCGGCTTCCTTGGCCTTGACGGGGGACATGCTGTGGAACGCCGGCTTGTTCGTCAGCGTCCCCACGCAAAAATCTACGCCCGTGATCCGCGCCGGGTTGCTCCGGCTGCCCCGCACCCCTTCCGGGAACACCAGCACCCCGCTCTTGGGCGGCTGCTCGCTCGCCCGGGCGTAGTCCGCGTCCGTCGTGAAGCTCGGCGACCAGCTCCGGTGCACCCGACCGTTCACGTTCTGCGCCCCGAGCGTCGTCGGCTCGGCGGCCAGGTAGACCCCGTCGCCGTTCCACTTGAACCCGCAGCTCGCTCCGACCCTGAAACTCGCTTCTTGCTCCTTGTGCTCGATGCACCCGAACGGCTCCTGCTTCGGGCGCTCCTCGCGCCACCCGTCCAGACTCGCCTGCACCGCCGCCGCCGTCGCCTCGTCGCACTGGACCGTCAGCTCGATCGAACCCTTGCGGAAGCCCGCGCAGATCGTCGAGACGCCCGCCGGCATCCACATGAACTCCACCCGCTCGCCCGGGTTCCACGGCTGCGACGCCCCGAGCTGCGGCCCGGTCGCGCTGCTGGCGCGGCAGTGGACCACGTCGGGGGAGGTGGCATCGGAGGCTTTGTTCGCTACGGCTTGTTTCAATCTCTTGTAGCTTTCGCTTTCACGATGTTTTCTCCCAACCGAAAACGACTCTACCGCGTGGAAGTCTGACTTCTTGATGTGTTCGTCCGACTTTGTTTGATGGTCAAGTTCCTCAACATTTTTCCCTTCTCGATGCGCGTCAACGGCTGCATCGCGATGTTTCTTTGAGGCATACCAATGAGCGTCACTTGCCGCGTTGTGAGATTCAAATGAAGGCGAATCAGTCGCGCTCTTTTCAGAACGAGAAGCAGCTTCTGTTGCCGCGCTCGCTAAACCGGCTCGGTGCTCCCACCCCTTCTTTGCGCCCTCGCTCGTCCCGGCGGCCCGCACCACCTCAGCGCTCTGCTCGCCGCTCTTGGCCCGCAGCGCGTCGCGCCGCATCTTGGCGACCAGCTTCTCCTCCTCGTCCGTCAGCGTCACAATCTTCATGGTTTCCTCACTTGGTTTGGCCGCCGAAAACGCTCGGGCGCGGCGGCGGAATGAACATCGCCAGCCCGCCCCGCTTCGGCGCTGGAACACTAGGTACGCCCGCTGCTTGGCTTTCGACCGGCCTCTCGCCGGGCGACACGGATTGATCCGTGTTGGAGGGGGATGGCGTTTCTGACGCGCTCCCCGCAGCGGGCGTGCTCGCTGGCAGGCCGCTAGTCGCCGGGTCCGACCCGGTGTCTTTGGCTTGCGCTGTGCGAGAAATCTTCTTGTTCTTGGACATAGCTTTCAAAACCTGATCCGGCTCTCCACCGCTGCGACGTGCTCCTCGAGCGCCGCCGCCTCGCCGTTGAGGTGCGCCGCCCCTTCCGCCGCGACCAGCTTCGCCTCCAGCTCCGCCAGCTCCGCGTCCGTCGCGTGGACCAGAGCCTCCCGCAGCGGCACGCGCCCGCCGACGTTGGCAACCACCGCGACCGACGCCTGCGGCTGGCCGCCGAACACCGCTTGGATGGCGTCCACC